CACTGCCAGGCGTTGATACCGGGCTACCGCAAGGCGGACTTGCTCGAGGGCGGAGAATGGCGCGCGCTGAACCCCGCCGGCGATTTCCCCGGGTTCCACCTCTCGCAACTGTACAGCCCGTTGAAGTCATGGGGCCAACTCGCCGAGGAGTGGATCGCGGCGCAGGGCGATGCTGAGCAGTTGAAGGTCTTCGTCAACACCGTCCTTGCCGAGACGTGGCAGCAGGCCGGCGACGCCCCCGAGTGGGAGATCCTGGCCGCACACGCGGCGCCGTACACGATGGGCGAAGTTCCCGCCGGCGTACGCTTCCTGACGTCCGGCGTGGATATACAGAAGGACCGCGTTGAGGTGGCGAAGTGGGGCTGGGGCCGCGGCCGTCGCCGGTGGCTCATCGACTACACGATCATCCCCGGGGAGTTGTCTGACCCCGCCGTCAAGGCACGTCTGACCGAAGAACTCAATGCGAACCACCAGTCCGCCGGTGGCGTGGATCTGCCCGTTGCGCGCACCGTCATCGACTCCGGCTACGCCACTGAGGAAGTCTACTCCTGGGCGCGTTCCCAGGGGCCGGGCCGCGTACTGGTGGCGAAGGGCGACGATCGGCAACAGATGCTGATCGGCTCCCCGAAAGTTGTAGAGGGCACCGTGCGCGGCAAGCGCGCCAAGTGGGGAGTGCGGGTATGGCCGGTCGGCGTGTCCCACGCCAAGAGCGAATTGTACGGCCAATTGCGACTGAGCCGCGATGAGGGTGATGACCTCCCGGCTGGCTGGGTGTCTATCCCGGCGCGCGGCTGGACCGAGCCGACGATGGAGGAGTTCTGCCGTCAGATGGTGGCAGAGCAGTACACCACGCGCATCGTCAAGGGCTACAAGCGCGGTGAGTGGGTGAAGGTGAGAGAGCGCAACGAAGCTCTCGACACAGCGAACTACGCCCGCGCGGCGGCCGAGCACCTTGGCATCAGCCGCATGGGCGAGTGCGACTGGGCGCGACTTGATGCACAGTTCGGCGAAGCCGCCCCGCGCGCAGTGGCGCAACCTCCGGCCGTTGCCACTCAACCCGAGCGCCAACAGGCATCGATTCCACAGCAGCGCGTGGGCGGCTTTGTCCGGGACAGACAACAGGGAGGCTGGTTTTCACGATGACACTTGCAAGCGCCCTTTTGAAGCGAGCCGCGATCCTGGAATCCATTGGCATCGCCCGAATCGACAAAGGCGAAAACTCGATCGCTTACACAGATCAAGAGAGGGCGCTGGCCATCATCGATAAAGAGATCGCCCGACTCAGCGGGACGACGGTAGTGCGGTCAATACTCGTGCAGCACTCACGCGGATGAAACAAACACAGCTCGATAAAATCATCGGCTGGTTCAGCCCGACGGCGGAGTTGCGCCGGCTCGCAGCACGCGCCCACATCCAGGCCATCTACGAGGGTGCGAAGACCGGACGCCGCACGGCGGGCTGGTTGTCGAGCGGCAACTCAGCCAACGTCGAGATCGCCGCAGACCAGGTGAAACTCCGCGAGCGGTCGCGCGACCTGATCCGCAACCATCACTACGCGGCGAAGGCTGCTATCGAGTGGCGCTCAAAGACAGTCGGCGCGGGCATACTGGCGCGCATCGACAGCGACAATGTACAGACGCTCTGGGACGCCTGGCTGCGTCAGTGCAGCGCGGACGGCCTGCCGCACTTCGAGGCGGTCCAGGCGCTCGTGGCCGGCGCGGTGTTTGAGAGCGGAGAGTGCCTGGTGCGCTTCCGGGCCCGCAGTTCTGCCGACAGGGTATTCCCACCGTTCCAATTGCAGGTGCTTGAGCCTGACTGGATCGACTCATCTAAGCAGGGCCAGACAGACAGCGGCTACATCATCGCGGGCGTGCAGTTCAACAAGTTCGGCCGGCGCGAGGGCTACTGGCTCTTCGGCCAGCATCCGGGCGAGTCCATCACAACTGGCGTGCGGGGCGGGATGTCTCTCGCGTCGCAGCTCGTGCCGGCCGACCAGGTGCTCCACGTCTACGAGCCCACGCGGCCCGGCCAGGTGCGCGGTGTGCCGCGGCTGGCGCCAGTGATGCTGACGATGAGGGACCTCGACGATTGGCTCGACGCTGAGATCGTCCGCAAGAAAACAGAGGCGTGTCTCGCCGCGTTTGTGCAGTCACCCGAGGGCGAAGCGCTCGCGCTTACCTCGCAGACGACCGACCTTGCAGGCAACGCCGTCGAGCAGTTCGAGCCGGGCATGATCGCGCGGCTGAAACCGGGCGAGACGGTCACAATGGCCACGCCCGCTCATGCCGGCGGCATGGAAGAAGCGGAGCGCGTCTACGCCCGCAAGATTGCTGCGGGCGTCGGGCTGCCCTACGAGATTTTGACCGGCAACCTGAGCACGGTCAACTACAGCAGCTACCGCGCCGGCCTGCTGTCATTCCGAGACATCGTGGTGGCCCATCAATGGAACGTGCTCATCCCGCAATTGTGCGAGCCGGTATTCGCGGAGTTCCTGCGTGTGCTGTCAGTCACGCGCAGCGGCGGAGCAATTGACGCCACCGCAACCTGGGCGCCGCCGGCGTTTGACTTGCTCGACAGGGAGAGTGAGGCGAAGGCCGACGAACTCATGCTGCAACTCGGCACGGCGACCTGGGCGCAAGCCGTCGCGCGGCAAGGCGAGGACCCGGAGACACAACTGGCAGAGATCGAGAAATACCACGCGCGGCTTACCGCCGCAGGCGTGACGTTCGGAAAGGGGGCAGTGAGTGGATCACGACAACCTCAACCGCCTGCTGCATGATAATCGCGACGTGCCGCGCCGCTACGAGGTGCATGGCGCGGCGAAAGACGAAGCCGAAATCCTGCTCTACGACACCATCGGCGGCTTCTTTGGCGTGGACGCGAGCCGGTTCACGAAGGATCTCAAGGCCATCAAGGCGTCGAAGATCCACCTCCGCATCAACTCACCCGGCGGCGACGTGTTCGCTGCCCGCGCCATTGCGACGGCGATCAGCGAGCACCCCGCGCGGGTGGTCGCGCACATCGACGGGCTGGCCGCCAGTGCGGCGTCGTTCCTCATGCTCGCAGCTGATGAGATTGTGGCGAGCGAGGGCGCGTTTGTGATGGTGCACAACCCCTGGGCGCTGACCATCGGCGATGCCGGCGAGCACACCGCAGCCGCCTCACTGCTCGACAAGATCGGCGCGTCGATGGCGGCCGACTACGCCCGGCGCAGCAGAGCCGATGTGGCCACCGCGCAGGCGTGGATGGATGCGGAGACATGGTTCTCCGCGCAAGAAGCAAAAGACGCTGGGCTCGTGGACCGCGTGGTGGACGTAATCCCCGCCGCGGCACAGGCCAGCGCGACATGGAATTTGTCGGCGTATCAGCACGCCCCGACTGCCCTCATGGGCGCGGGGTTGGCGGTCGCCGCAATGGCGACGGAGACGACTCCGCCGACAGACGAAGACCAGGGCACAGCCCCTGATCCCAAGAAAGAGGAGGTCCTTATGGACACCCCCACTGCGAACATCCAGGGGCTGCCGACACCCGCCCCAAATCTGGAGGCCGTGCGCGCCGAGGAGCGCGCCCGTATCTCTGACATCAACCGCATCGGCGTGGCCGCGCGCGTGAGCGCCGAGCAGATCGCCGCTGCGATCGACAACGGCAGCACGGTCCAGGCGTTCCGCGAGGTCGCCTTCGACGCGATGCTGGCTGCTGGCTCCGCTCACGACACCCGCGTCGGTACGTCCGCCGCTGTCGTGACGCGCGATCAGGGCGACACGCGGCGCGCTGGCTTCGTCCGGGCGCTGCTCAACCGCGGCGACTCGCGGGCCTTCCCGCTGGCGTCTGGCGATCTCGGCTATGAGCAGCGCGGGATTGTGGGCATGGGTCTGCTGCGCGTGGCCGAGGAGTGCGTCCGTCAGGACGGACAGAATCCCTCGCACATGCACCAGTCCGCGCTCGTCCAGGCCGCCCTCAGCACGTCGGATTTCCCGTACCTGCTGGGCTCCACGGCCGACGCCAGTCTGAAGGCGGGCTACGCCAAGGCCGCCCAGACGTGGGCTCCGCTCGTCGGACGCAAGACCGTCTCCAATTTCAAAGTGCAGACGATCCTCGACTCGGGGCTTACCGCGACGTTCCCAGAGGTCCCGGAGAGCGGCGAGTTCCGGCACGGCACGATGACCGAGGGTAAGGACACCTACCGGGTGTACACCTACGGTCAGATCATCGCGCTGACCCGCCAGACGATCATCAACGACGACCTGAACGCGCTGGTTGATATCCCCATGAAGCTGGGCCAGAAGTGGGGCATCAAGCAGGCGAGCCTCGTCTGGGGCGTCATCACGGCCAATGCCGCGCTGTTCGATGGATACGCGCTCTTCCAGACGGCGAATCACAAAAACCTGATCTCCAGCGGCACGGCCATCAGCGTGAACAGCCTCGGCGTGATGCGGAAAACGATGCGCGCACAGACCGACCTCAGCGGCGACCTCATCGACATCATGCCCGCCTATCTCGTGGTGCCGACGGCACTCGAACAGATCGCGCGGCAGTACATGAGCGCGGCATTCACGCCGACCGCCCAGACCAGCATCAACCCGTGGCAAAGCTCGATGGAGATCATCTCTGAGCCCCGGCTCGATACGGACTCCGCGACGGCGTGGTACGTCTTCGCCGATCCGTCCGTCGCGCCCGTCGTGATCGTTGCGGGTCTCGCCGGCAACGAGGGCGTCTACAGCGAGAGCAAGTACGGCTTCGAGGTGGACGGCGTGCAATTCAAGGCGCGGATCGACTTCGGCACGGCCGCGGTTGACTACCGCGGCGCGGTGAAGAACCCCGGTGCGTAAGGGACGCACGAAAGAAACAGGAGAACTACCATGAAAAACTTCATCCAGGAAGGTGATTTCCTCGCCGTCCCGTGCACCAGCCCCGTTGTCCCGGCGTCCGGCGACCCCGTTCGCTTCGGCGACATGACGGGTGTCGCGGTCACCAACGAGGGCGATGGCAACAGTATCGCGGCGAACACCACCGTCCGTTTCGCCGGCGGCGTCTACAGCCTGTCGGTGACGGACGTGGCGACCGGCGGAATCGCCGTCGGCGCGACTCTGTTCCTGCACGACGGCTCGCCGCCCACCATCGACAACGTGTCGGCGAGTGGCTATTTCTTCGGGTTCGCGCTCGAAGCAATCGGCACGGGCGAGACGGCCACGATCAGAGTGGCACACGTCCAGAGCCCCGGCGCCGGCACGCTCGGCTCGGGAACTGTCGGCACGTCGAACATCGCGAACGACGCAGTGACGAACGACAAGATCGCCAACATCACCCGCGGCTCGGTGAAGGTCGGCGGCACCTCGAACGCGCCGACGGATCTGGTTGCGAAGACGGCCGGGCAGATCCTGGTCGGCGATGGCACGGATATCAAGTCTGTCGCCGTCTCGACCGACGTGCTGCTGTCCGCCGCGGGCGAGGCGCGCGTCCAGAAGATGGGCGTGTCGCCGAGCGGCACGGTAGTCGCCAACACAGCCACGGGCAACATCACCGCCGGCAACCTCGGCAAGATCCACACGAACACCGGCGCGAGCGGCACCATCGTCCTGACGCTGCCGGCCGTTGCGGGGCTCACTGGCAGCCACGTCAAGATCGCCGTGACCGCGGCCTACATCATCCAAGTGATGCCGCAGACCGGGGAGAAAATCTACCTCAACGGTAGCGGTGTGGCGACCAAGTACCTCAACATCGCGGCCACCGTGGGGAACTTCGTGGATATCGTCTGCGACGGCACCGACTGGCTTGTGATCAACTACGCTGGCGTCCTCACCAAGGAGGCATAGCGTCTACCTGGGGCGGCGCGGGTCAGGCGCCGCCCCATCCAACCCCACGGAGCATCACCCATGAAGAACCTATTTCGCGTTGCGTTTCTACTGACGCTTTCGGCCACTCTCTGGGCGCAGCAGCCGACCTACGAGACCGTCACTGCGACGATCCCAGCGGGGGCGTCTACCAGTGCCATCATCAAACCCGGCGCGTGCATCCCAGTAGCCATCGCCACTCCGGCGGTATGGACATCCGCCAGCATTGCCATTTCGGCGACGGTTGACGGGACGCGGTTCTTACCTGTCTACGATGTCTACGGGACGCGGCTGATTATCGTGGTGGGCACGGATAGGTGGGTGACGTTGCTCCCCTCCGAAACGTGGTCGCTCACACTCAAGGCACTCAAGATCCTGTCTGTCGATTCAAGTGGCAACGCCGTCAACCAGACGGTCGAGGCACCAGTCACCATCGTCTGCCGGTGAACCATGCCCTCCGAGTTCGACACGCTCATCAGCGCGGCGATGTGGCCGGCCATGCTCCCGGCGTTCGGCGAGACGATCACGCATGAGCCGGCCAGCCTCGACCCGGCCTACGACGCCTTCCTTGTTTTCGACGATGGCGATGCAACCGTGGCGTCGAGGGGCAACCGCGTGGCGGCCGCGATCGGCGGCCCCGCGTCAGCGTTTACAACCGCGCCGGCGGAGCGCGACCTGTTTATCCGCGCCGGCTCGACGTATATCTGCGTCGAAGTGGACGACGATAAGATCGGCGGCTACCGCTGCTGGTGCCGCCTGGTGAGC